AAGTGTTTGTCCTTCTGACGCTGGGCCAAGACCCGTTGCCAGTGGTGATCAAAGCGCAAGATAAAAGCATCGCGGATAGGTTTTAAATGGCGAAATTCGTACGCGCCACCTATAGCCTTCCCGGCCATATACTGGTCATCTGTTAAACTAAGATTGTTGTTTGCCCGCATGTTGAACCTGGCCATACTCTTCCCAATAATGGGGATCGTGAGATGCTTAGAGTATGCCGGCACAAAAAACCTGCTGACAAAAGTACAATGCAACAAATACTTACGCCTAAACGCCTTGGCTTCCATACGAGCCTCGGCGGCGATATTGGAATAAGTCTTTGCCGCATTCCTTTTAAGACCATCAATCTTAGCCAACATATCGTCTCCCAATATAATGGCCCTACAACGCTTCGCATCAATCCTAATCAAAAAAGCATAGCATATGCACATATCCCAGAAACAATTACGAAAAGTGGTGTCGGGACACCCGGTAGGTAACATGTTTTCAAGAGTAGCCTTCAAACCATGCTCCCTATTCTTGACAACGAACTTGTTGGTTGAAGCATGCAACCTAACAAACCATTCCGGGCATCCTAACCTTCTCATAAGAGCCATTTCCAAGATAATGACGTCAGCACACTGCAATTTATCATTAGAACTGAAATCACACTCAACATACTCTCCTGGTCCCTGGGAAACAAAATCCGTGTAATCAGTGGGAACCTTCTTGTAAGCAAGCCTAAACCTATACTTGCCACTCATGTTGTCGCACACCCCAGAGAGGCGTGACATGAGTTCATTGAAAATTGGGCCAGCCAAAGCATTATTCAAATCAACAGATTTAAATATGACCCTGGGAGCCCAATTAGGCTTATGCTCGACAAGCAAGTTCTCAACCTTAACAAAAATTTCCTTTTCCCCATATTGCTCGGATGAAACTTGCTCGATACCTTCAAGGCTGGCGATCATGCGTGCCCTCTTCTCGGTACCGAACTTATCTAACCAAGTTTCAAACAATTCTTCTGTCCACCGGAATTGTGGGAGAGCTTGCGGTAACAGCTCTTCCACAAATTTTTGAGCGCAATCAATAATAAAAGGGCTAGCACGCCCTTTACTATTATAATTGCATCTTTTCCGGAAGGCGGCGAGAAAATTTGCATATCCATTATCTGGAACCACAGGATGCATGTCCTGAAACAGTGCCCCAAGCTGCTGAACTTCACGCGGGTCATTGCGTATCTTGCCCGGAAGTCTAAGTTTAACCCCTTT